AGAGTTTTTGAAATCTAAAACAAATGCAACCAATAAAGACTTGGCTGACCTTAGAGAGACGTGCGCTGAGTTTGTTTTATCGACAAAACAAAAGCCAAGCAGTTCAATGATAGAGGTTTACTGGCTAGGCTGCTTTGCATGGGGTATGGGTGGTGTAGTTGTAACATTAGCCGCGCTTAGATTTGGAGGGGTTATTTAAATGAGCCTAACATCTAAACAAGAAGCATTCGCCCAAGCTGTAGCAAGCGGGTTGACTCAAACTGAAGCATACAGAACTTGCTACGACGTAAGTCCTGAAACATTGAACTCTTCAGTATGGGAGCAGGCTAGCCGTGTAGCAAATGACATCAATGTGTCGTCAAGGATAGTTTCATTGAAGGACGAGATAGCAGCAAAAGCCCTTTGGACACGCGAGGACAGCGTTAGAACGCTTAAAACAGTGATTGAAGGCAATGATAAGGGAAATGAGATTACGGGCGCTGTGAAGGTTTTAAACGAGATGCACGGATATAACGCGCCTAAAGAATTGAATGTAACCGGAGGGATTAGTCTTAATGTCAGTTTCGATTGATGCTAGATTCCCAAAGAAGCTACAGTTTCTATTTAAGCCTAAGCGGTATAAAGTCGCACATGGTGGTCGTGGAAGTGGAAAGTCGTGGGGGTTTGCTAGGGCATTGTTGATATTGGCGGCTAATAAATCCACTAGGGTTCTATGTACACGAGAAGTTCAAAAATCCATTCAACAATCTGTGCATCAATTGTTAAAAGACCAGATAGCAGAATTGGGGCTAACATCGTTTTATGAGGTATTACAGACAGAGATTAGAGGTCGCAATGGCAGTGCTTTTTACTTTAGTGGATTAAGTGACCAGACCGCTGACACATTGAAATCCTTTGAGGGGGTGGATATTTGCTGGTGTGAGGAAGCGCAGTCAATCTCAAAAGCAAGCTGGAATATTCTTACTCCAACAATTCGTAAACCTAATAGTGAGATATGGGTTACTTACAATCCGCAGCTAGAGAGCGACGAAACGCATAGACGCTTCATTATCGAGCCGCCGCCTGATTGCATCTCGGTTGAAATGAACTACAACGATAACCCTTACTTTCCTGAAGTATTGGAGAATGAGCGGCTTCACGCCGAAAAGACCATGAAGCCCGAGGATTATGCGCATATCTGGGGCGGTCAATGTAAACCCGCTGTAGAGGGCGCTATTTACTTTGATGCCATGAGTCAGTCTATCCAACTAGGTCGAATCTGCAATGTCCCGCATGACGGCAACTTAAAGACGCACCTTATCTTTGACCTTGGTATGGCTGACAGTATGACCATAATCTTAGCTCAGAAGGTTAGCAGCGAGATTAGGATTATTCACTACATAGAAGGCAATCAAAGAACCTTAGCTGACTACAGCGCAGAGCTAAAAGAATTAAGGCTTGATGGACAACCTATGAATTGGGGTGTTGTTTGGTTGCCACATGATGGATTCCACAAAAAACACCAAACTGGCATAGATGACCGACAAGTGATGGAAAATCTAGGCTGGACTGTTGACCCAACTGGTGTGCCTAATACTGAGGTGACAACGGGTATTGATAGGGCGCGAGAGGTGTTCCCACGCATTTACTTTAACAAAGAGCGAACCGAACGCCTGATTGAGTGTTTGAAGCGGTATCGGTGGAATATCAACTCAAAGACGGGGCAAGCCACGCAGCCATTGCATGATGAATTTAGTCATGGCGCTGATGCTTTTAGGTACTTAGCCTTAGTTGCAGACCAGATAAGTAATAACACAATGGGTAATAAACCCATCAAATATAAGACAACATATCTCGCTTAGGTTATAATCGCCTCATAAAAACGTTGGGAAACGCTGCTTATGGCTAAGATGGACAAAGAAGAACTATTAGAGCTACTTCGCTCCAAAGAGCAGGCGGCGGCGCATTACGTCCACGGCGTATTAGGTTCTGAGCGTGAAAAGGCTATGCAAGCCTATCACCGACTCCCTTATGGCAATGAACAAGAAGGCTGGTCAAGTGTTATCACCTCTGACGTGCAGGACACTGTAGAGTGGTTACTGCCCTCACTTCTAAAGACATTCACATCTACAGACAAAGCTGTATCATTCGAGCCGTCAACCGCTGCTGATGTTAAACCCGCTGAACAAGCAACAGACGCATGTAACTACGTCTTTTACAAGCAAAACAACGGCTTTCTTACGCTTTACACAGCAATCAAAGATGCTCTAACACTAGGTAATTGCGCGGTAATGTGGCGCAAAGAGACTAGCGAAGTGGTTAGCTCTATGCCGTTTAAAGGTGCAACCCCTGAGATGTTGGCGATGTTGTTGCAAGAAGGCGACGAAATCACCGAGCAGGAAGAAGCCCCAATCATTGACCCACAAACAGGCCAGCCAGCTATCGATATGATGGGTCAGCCTATCATGGGGTTCAATGGTCGATTCAAGCGAGTAGAGGAAAAGACCATAATCAAGGTTGAAGCCTTTAACCCTGCTGACTTACTGGTAGATAGAGAGTGGACAAGCCCGTTGCTGGGTGAATGCCCTTATGTCGCTAGGTTATATGAAGTAACTTTGTCCGACCTAAAACAAATGGGGTTTAAAGACGTTACTGCTGAAGAATTGCGTGCATCGTCAGTTTCAAACGAATCCGAGCGGGTTATATCAATCACAAGTCGCGACGGTTATTCACTGAACGATACAGACGACACAAGTGACCAAAGCGCTGATGACTCACTGGCTAAAGGCTGGTTGCGAATTGAGTATGTTTTAGCCGACATTGACGGTGACGGCATTGCGGAATTGAATTGCATTTATCGCTTAGAGAATGAGATTCTAAAGTCTGAGATTGTTAGCCATGTGCCATTCGCGACATTCTCACCGGTGCTGAATACGCATCGCTGGGATGGCTTAAGCATCGTTGACTTAGTAGGTGACTTGCAAAAGCTACACACAGAGTTGTTGCGACAAAAGCTAAATTCCATATATTTAACAGTAAACCCACGTCATACGGTGTTGACTGATTCGCAAGGCTCGCCTTATGCGAACATGGATGACTTCTTGAACATGCGCCCCGGCGCTGCTGTTCGTCAAACCCGCCCTGATTCTATCCAGCAATTAATAACGCCTCCTGCTGGTGGTGATGTTATGCCAATGCTTGATTACATATCAGGCATGAGAGAAGAACGAACAGGCGTATCTAGGACTAGCCAAGGCCTTAACCCTGACTCACTAAACAACACAGCCACTGGTCGAGCCTTAGACCAAAGCGCAGCACAGCAACGTATCGAGCTAATCGCCCGAATCATTGCAGAAGTCTTATTAAAGCCTACATTCTTAGGTGTACTCAAGCTCCTGACTGATGGCGACATGAAAAAGTTGTCATTCCGCTTGCGTGACGAGTTTGTTGAATATGACCCGAACGAATGGCGTGACCAATATGACATGACTGTTAACGTTGGTTTAGGCAGTGGTGATGCTAATCAAAAGCTCCAAGCGCTGCAAATGATTGCACAGAATCAAATAGCATTGATGCCTATGGGTTTAGCTACTCCTGACAATATCTATCACGTTCAATCTAAGATAGTCGAAGCTGCTGGGTTTAAAGATGTTCAAAACTTCATTAAAGACCCACAAGGACAGCCGCCTCCGCCGCCTCCGCAAGACCCTGCACTACAAATTGAACAAATGAAGCAGCAAGGCGCGGCACAGACGAATCAGTTCAAAGCACAGCAAGAGATGCAAACCTTGCAAATGACCACGCAATTGCAAGACGCACAACACCAACGTGAAATGCAACGCGATATGGAAGTCGAGCGCAATAAGCAAGAGATGCAAGCGCGAGACAACCAATTCCAAGCACAGCTAGACGCTCAAAAAGAATCACAACGTATGCAAATGGAAGAAGCCAGCAAAGAAGCTGACAGGATGTTGCAAAAGTACATCGCAGAGCTTAATGCCAAGGTAAAACTTGAGATTGCAGGCATTAAATCACCTGAAAC